AAGTCATCAAATTCTCCACCGAAATATGCCCCGTATTCAGACTCGAACTCCTTGAACGCCTTGGAGTTCTTGTTCATAACCTGTTTGCGCGTCTTTTCCAGAGAGCTAGCAAGGTTCGCTTCCTTCATAACTACGTCCATTTTCTTGAACCCCGAAAATTTAAGCATGTCACGCAAACCCTTGCTCATCTTGCTTGGATCAGCTAACTCCGCCGAAATATCCTCTATGCCCAAGTCTTTCAACTTCACGGGCTTCTTCCTTATTGTACCCTTTATGCTAGGAAGCAAACCGTTTCGGTAAGCGTTAAGCCCTATTTCACTTACTTGAGTCAAGGCAGACATGGGATTACCGATTGTCGTCATATACACCATGTCCCTATATAACTTGAAAGCATCCCCCATCTGACTCTCCCCGCCTTTGAGTCTGACATTGAACAGATGCCGCACTTTCTCCATTTGTGGCGAAGAAATTTCCCCCTGAGCATGTAACTTGCCTGCTATTTTTTGATAAGACGTGTCAGAGAACTGAGGAGACTTTCCGACCAACCTGTTTTTCGACACTTGATATGCAACGCTTCGAGTGTAGCGAGCCAAGCTTTCCTCAAGCCCAAGGTAGTGGGGCATATACACTGCCTCTAATTCACCTATTGCCCTTTTTTCAGTCCACCCCAATCTATCGCCTATGCCTTTTTTGGAAAAGAATTTGTTCACTACCTCCATTCTTTCGTGAGCGGTTAATGGGGGGCGCCCTGTTCCTGTCCCCTTTGGATACAACCTATCCCTCGCCTCTTGCAACATGCGATCCAACTCCTTCTTCTCACCAAGCTTTAGAGCTTTGCGGAGTTCGTCGTAATCCTTTACGAACCTTGGTATGTAATCCTTCGTGTAATTGACGTCGATACCATTCTTGTCAGCTAGTATCCATAAGTCGTTTAGCGTTTCCCTGACTTCCTTGAACGCGGATTTTATCCCCGGTATCTTCCCCTGATAACGAGTCAATACGCGATTCACCGCCACTATATCACTGTTCTTAGCCGCCAAATCGAGTATCGCCCTATCTTTTTTGGACATTTTCTTGAGTCCCTTCAGGAAAGGAACCATGCGCTGAAAATGGTCAGCGAACATTACGTTGGATTCCAACTCAAATTTATCCATCCTCGCAGCCAACAAAGGATGACCTTCGTCACGCACTCTATCTTTCAAGGGTTTGAGAATCTTATCCCCTTTTCCTATGACTTTGTCTACGTTTTGAAAAATCTTGTTGGTTCCATACTTCGCGACTGTGCCTACTCCTTTAAGACCCCCCACCATTAACATACCTTGGATAGCATTTTTTGCGCGCCCCTCCAATTCGCTGTCGTCAGGCTTTTTCTCCAACCATTCGGTGGCGGGAGTAGTCACGAAATCCGCGACATTGGGTTCATCCCCCGAAAAAGCTATTCCTTCCGCTGCACCCGCGCCGAATACCATTTGCCATATCTTCGGTATCTTTTCAATGTACCGCGCTATCATGGGTAGTTTTGATGCCACTGATAATCCCGCTCCAACGGGAGCTAATTGCACCAAAGGATGACCCATTCTCTCAATGGAATCCCTGTAATCAAGGAACGATCCATCCCAAAACGATTGCGCGGGCCAAGGGAGAAATTGGCTTGCAGGCACACCTGTTCTTTCCTCTACGTCAGCCAATGTATCGACAATGGGGCTTATCAAGGGTTCCGAATCCATGCCAATCATGCGTCCCATAGCCACTCGAAGATCATCTACCCCCTCCATGCCCATCATTTGTATATTGAACTGCGTCTGCTGTATGCTATTAATCAAATCCTTGTACCAAATGCCAGTCTTCAGGTTTTTAAATTCCTGACGCGCTTCCGCATATTTTTCCGCTTTGTCTTCTGGGACGGCGGTTATCGTCGGTGGTTCGGGTAAATTAATGGAAACAAGAGGTTCCTCTGGAACGGGAGGTTCTGCAATCGTGGCGCGTCTGTCCTCAATCGGAGCTTCTCCCTCTTGCACGACTTCAGGTTCAGGCAAGCGGGGAGGCGTCACCTTGGTGGCGCGAACGTCTTCAGCGAGGGGGGCGCCTTCTTCTTGCATTATTATCGGAGGCCATAATTCCGCGTCAAACTCCTTCCGCGTATAGCCCTCCTTGGCATAAAATTTATCATACAATGCCTCGGCGAGTTCGTCATCCGTCCAATCATCGTAGTGTTGTCCGTCGGAAGTCGCTCGAAACTCTCGTAACACTGGAGACTCCATGACGTGTCCGCCAATCTCGTCCAATGGAGGCTCTTCCTCTTTTTTTGCAGGGGGAGCTATGTCAGGGGCAGGTTCAACTGGAGTAGCAATAACGTCATCAGGATCGGAATTAACGTCTTCACCGGGGTCTACCTCCAAGCTTTCAAGCATTTCCTCGACGTCAAATATATCACTCAAAGTTTCCTCCTCTCCTTCTTGTGGAGGAGGCTCGAATATGTCCCGCAGAGTTTCTTCGGGCATTTTACTTCTTATTGGGTTTCTTTAACTGAAGCGGATTAAGGGGGTTAACGCCTCCGCCTCCGCCCTTACCACTAGGCGCCGCTGTTGATTTCGGTTGCGTGGATGGCTTTTTCTTTTTCCACAATGCGGGGGTGCCATACATCGGTATTTCCTTACCTTCATCATCCTTGGCCTCCTTTGGCCAACCATCTGATAAATCTATGCCTAACATCTCAAGCAACATTCTTTCCAAGTCAGGGTTCATCTCGTCAGGGTCATCAATCTCTCCCGTCGTGTCATCGCGGGTTTCCATATAATACTCTGCCAACTGAGGTCCAAACGTTTTGATAGCTGCCGCTCTTCTTTGACTTTCGGTATATTGTCCCGTGTCAATTATTTGGAAGCTCTGCCCCGAATAAAACATGTTAACGATTGTTCCGTCAGGCAATTCTTGCTGAATAATCTTTCCGTCAGGATGTTTCTTTAACATCTTCTTCGCATTTTTCTTTTCTTTTATCTGCATCTCAGCCAATGCCGCATCGTTGTTAGCTTTTTCTATTTCCCGCTTTATGCGATCACCTGCATCTGCCGCCTCCGCCTTTGCAATTATTAAGTTCTGCTCCGCTATGCCTGCCGCTGCCGCTTTTTGCCGTGCCTCATACGCTTTTGTTTCCGCAGCCGTTGTTCTTTCCTTTTCCCTCTCCTTCAATACATCAGCAACTGGGCGAGCCTTTCGTTCTGCTGTGGCAAGATCATATTGATACTTTAGATTTTCGTTGTCAGCTACCAGTTTGGTTCTTTGGTCATCGCTCAAAGGAACCGCTTCGTTTGTTTGGAAAAGATCAGCCTGCGCCAATATAGATTTGTCGCGAGTACTTAAATCAGCAAGCAACCCAAGGTTAACATCTCTTTTCCCAGTTTTTTCCCATAGATCGTTGGCCTCCTTCTGGCTTAAATTGTTTACATCAATTTGATTGGCAATCCAACCGGGTTTGCTTTTCTTGATTTTTCTCCCAACACCTTTAAGCAAGTCGGCAACGTCTTCCCTTCCTTGTGTGTTGTAACGAATGCCTGCATCTTTCAGCGTAGCTTCATATTGAGCGTTTTTCATGTTAGCTTCCGCCAATCTAGCTTTCGTTATCTGCTCTATTCCTCCGCTTAGTCCCGTCAAGTAGCCCACCATCTGCTCCTTGCCCTTCAGTGTTAAATTGCCTTCCCCAAAATCCTTGAGATACTTCCCCCCAACATCATCATTCTGTATTTCAGCAAGACGCTCAGGGTCTTCGAGGCGCATGGCATCCAGTTTGCCTTCAAGACTAGCGGTCAAGTTGGCGTCCTTCTCTTTGTTGAGATTATACTTTTTAATACCCTCGCCCACCTGCTGCCCGATACCCTTGAAGGCATCGCCCCAAGCGGCGCCTGCTCGCTCTATTCCGCTGAAGTCAGCGATTGGTACGTTGTACTGTCCCTGAAATGGTGATTGTCCCCTAGCCATGATTATGCCTCCAGTTTGGAATCCATGAAGATTTTGATTTGCGCCTTCAATTCAGGCTTGTCCTTGATATGTTCCGCAACGGATTCACCATTGATCAAGTACCATTCGCGGAACCAATCGGGTGACTTGTTCAACATCCAATGGCGGAACTGCTTCCACTTCGGGTTGGATTCGCCATACACTTCGCGAGCTACCCAACAGATAGCCGCGCCCGCAATAGTGCCAAACATATTCATCATGCCTGCTTGTTTCTGTGCTTTCGCTCCCGCTTGAGCGCCTGCCAAATTCATCTGATTGGTTTGCTGACCCAACATGTAGCTCAATCCTGCTTCGGGATTGAACACAACGCCCGGTCCCGCTGACAATCCGTATTGAGCGGAACCAAGTCCTTGTTGAGCAATTTGTTGCCCCTGACCGCTCGGTCTGCCAAGTATCGCCATGAACGGATCGGCTGACATTGCCCTCGAAGTGCCAAGCACTTGTTGACCGTAGCCTCGCGCCTCGCCTCTGCGAGCAGCTTCCATCTGCAAAAGGTTTGCGGCATACTGTCTGCCTGTGCCCCTGCGAGCTTCTTCGGCAGCCATCACTTGACCCGCGAATCCACGACGCTCCTGACGCCTCGCTGATCTAGCTCTCTCAAGAGCTTCCAATTCATTGACTGCCGCCAATGGGTCCATCTGACGACCACGAGCTTCCATTGCTTGACGAGACTCTTGTATGGCGCGACGACGCTCCCTGTCGGTGAGGGAATCTCCTGCCGCCAAGTCCTCGCGAGCTTGTCCGCCCATCATGCCAAGCAATCCACCGTAACCCAAGTCGCTTCTAGCCAACTCCAGTCCCGCTTGTCCGCGCATTGCTCCAAGCAAAGGATCGTCAAATCTGTTTTGAGCCGCTCCGCCCATCTCCTGTCCCGCAATGCCCGCCATGCGACCAAGCATCATTTCGCTCAATGGGTCTGCCGCGCGTAACTGTCTCGTTGCCTCGCGTCCGTATCTTCCGACGTCGCGTATGTCTGCGGCTCGTTGCCTTCCCGCTCCATACTCAGCCAAATCCGCTCCGTATTGGGCCATCCCGCCGAAACCCTCTTCTCCAGTAAATTGGTCTACGTTACCCATGCCGGGTCGTCGCGATTGTTCCAAGATAGTGCCTCCTTGAGTCGGAGTGGGTTGCGCAGCCGCAACGTTTTCTCTAGCTCTAGCCGCAGAAACGGGACCAAGCATCATGTCTTGCATCATGCTTTGAGGCATCTGTCCTCTTTGAGCGGGTCGTCTCACGCGCTGATCCTGTCCCTCGCCTATGAAGGGTTGAGCGGCTGTGGGTTGGCGTAACGCCCTACTATCCATAGCCTCCAATCTCTGCATACCCCAATCACCTTTTACGTTATATCCACTCGGAACAGGATCACCTGCTTTCCATGCTGATAATTCTTCTTCGGAAAGTGGTCCTCTGGCGGGTGTCCCTATCGCTCTGCCACCACCAAGAAGTCCACCGCGTCCCAAGGGAGCTTGACCAGTAAACCCTTGCTCGAATTGAGCAGCCATTGGGTCAGCGCCAGTTTGCGGAGCTACGCCACCCGTGGCATACCGTTGAGCGGGAGCGCCCATCAAGTCCAAGAGTCCTCGCTGTTGAAACTCCTCGCGTCCCTTTGGACCAAGCAGGGTCTGCCCCAATATGCCTGTCTCTAGTTGGGCGTACTTCGGACGGTACTCCGCTTCCGCCTCGTAATATTCAGGACCAAGTTCTATCTGAGCCTCCATTGCATCCCGAAGGCTTTCGCCATAGGATTTTTGCTCAGGCATATTTATATCTGTACCACCCATAATATTAACTCCTCCTTAAAAACTTCTCCCAAGGCCAATACATGACTGGCTTGTTTTTCAATGCTCGCATCCATCCTACGTAAGGCAAATTAAATGGCATCGCCTTGATAAACTCAGGTATCATACCTTCTCCGCAAGCAAACTTCACGAACCATGCGTCACATTGCTTCTCGTCGTCCCACCATTGGGTTTCGGGACTTCCCGCATCCCTTCTCACTGGTTTGCCCAATACAATGCACTTGGGTGATGCGTACACGTAACCGTCACGCAGATAAGTTCCCAAGTCGCGTTCAAAATTATTCGGATCACCTATCTTGGAGTAGAACTTTTTCGCCTCGACTAGATAAGTATTGCTCATTCCACTGCCTCCGACCTCGCTCCCATCACCAACCCCGTGCCTTCCAGTACGATATGCCTGAAGGTCGGGCGTCCCGCAGTGACGTTAATCTCAACCTTTGCCGAATACCCGCGACTCTTTACCCCGAATCTCGTCAACATCTCCTCGTCCTCGTCGGCTGTCACCGACACTATGTCGGAGGTGGAGTCAGGTTCGGCTGTATGCGTCCTTACGTTAAACGCATCATTCTGCGACACGGTGGATACCACCTGTCCCGTATGAAACTTTTTTACCGCCACGCTGTTCATCGTATAACTTCGAGTGACCAACTTACCCGCTATGGCAGTCGTTGTCACTCCATCAGTTCCAATGGTTCTTCCTGAATCATCTGCTTCCTTTTCTCCATATACCCACCACCCCTTTCCGTTCACTATGAACAAACGCTTCTTCGTGTTGCCCGCTCCAAAGCTAGTTATCACGAAGTTGTCTATCACGAATCCATCGGGGAAAGTGTCTTTGCTCACCCATGCCTGCAAAAGTAGATCGTAAACCATGACAATGGTATTGTCTTGATCCGTTCCGTCAGTGACTGGCAAAGCCAAGAAATATTTGTTCTCATGCACCACCCCTACTGCCTTGGATATTGATTCGTCATCGAAGTTCACTTCATCCATGACGTCATTGACTTGGCGGCTCAATGGCGTTGCCAAGGGAGCAATCTTGGAAACTGCGACTGCTTCGCCCACCTTGGGTTCAGCCGTGGAGTAACCCGGCGCCAATACGTATACGCCATTGTCGCTGAGAAAGTAAGTGAACGGTCCCTGTTGGGCTATGCTTCGTCTCGCCACGCACCCATATTGGCGCGTCACCTCGGTATGTACCGCAGTGGAAGTGTTGCGTATGCCATTCAACATATGAATGCTGCGCCTGTTGAACACGATCAACTGGTCATCGAAATAAGGAATTGCCGCCAAGACGTAATCCGCGCTGCCCTTGTTCATGTAGAACTCGCTGTCCACGACGTACTCGTTGTCATCGAGTATATCGCTCATCACGATGGTCTGCGTATTGTTTCCAACTCCCGAATCCACCGTGTCCGAAGTGGGAACTATCAAGCGATTGGACGAATACACGCCCCAATCCGCTTCGGGACATGCGTTGGTAGCAGAAGCAGTGGTGGTCTTCGCGGCAAAGACAGTATCCACCGTACCGTTGCCGTCGCTGTCGGTGAAGCTTCCGTCCCACTCCAAGGGGCGAGCGCCTTTTCTGAAAATGAATACCTTGTCGTTAGCCTGCAACACGCTCGCGTCCATTGCGTCAGTCACCACGGTTTGTATGGTATGCGTACCCACCCCCGTACTGGTGATGTTTATCGCAGTGCCTGCCTTCGCGTTTGCAAGCGTGGTGGCTAACTTTATCGTGCTACTGCTCGCGTTTATGACGTAATAGGTGGTCAATACCGCAAGTCCTCCGGGTATCGTGTCAGTGGTGCTGACCTCCACCGCATCGCCCGTTTGGTATTTATGCGAACTCTCCGTGAAAACTTCGGTCGAAGTATTTATGTCACTAGTGGCAAAGGTGGCTGAATAGTAATCGACGTAGACGTCATAGCTTTTCGTCGCCAACCTATCTCCACCCTCGGTCAGCAAATAAGAACCGTCCTCCGCCAGTATCTCGTCGGATTCAGTGTTCCTGTAAAAGAGCAGAGCCTTGGTTTTTGTCGCAGCCAACAAGTAATCCCTGTTGCTTGCGTCAACGTCGCTGACCACCCCTGATGCAAATACCTCGTCAACTCCCGACGAGTAACTGAAGGTAAAGGTGGAACCCGCCTTGAACTCCAACCCTTTTCTCACAGTGGCTTTGCCACCGTCGAAACGCATGTTCTCCGAAGTCTCCACCATCCCTTGACTCAGCATCGTGGGGTCAGTGTAGCTATCCAATCCGACGAAGGTGCCGTCGCCATCCACGTCGATGGGATCGTCAAGACGCCCCGTGGAGCGTTGCCAACTGCCGTATTGGGAGAACGCCATGTATCAACCTATCCAAGAAGGTTTGGATTTCTTCGTGTAAGCGGCAGGTTCTGTATCAATAAACTGAGGCTTGTCTGGAACTAATTCGAATAGTTCGTCTTTTGATGCATCTTCGTACTGGATTTTGTTCTTATCCAAGTACGATTTGATTTCCGCCTTTGTACTTGAGTCAGTGGGATGCGTGTCATGTTGCGCGTCATGTTCTGCCTTCTTTGCCTTGTATGCGTCAATTTCACTCTTCCTTTCCCCTTCCTTGCGCTTCTCTTCTTCATCCCAATCCAATCTTTCGGATTTAGCTATATCCTTTATCTTGATGTATTCTTCACCCGTAAGTTTCTCCAATGCGCGAATTACCTTCATCATATCCACCGCAACTTCCTTGCCAACAAACACGTTCTTGGCGGCATAACTCCATGCCATCGGATCGGAGCGCTCACCCAATAGCTCGAAATTGTGTGGCGATAGTGTTGCTATGTTGCCCGCCTCGTCACGAACCTTTAATTCACTTGTACTAACGTCTTGAGCGTATAACACCACCCCATTGGTAACGCTTGCCGCAGGCGCAGTACCATTGAATAGGCACAAATTGCCCACGGATGAAGCGGGAGTCGCCGTACCACCAAGCAACATATTGCCCTTGGAGTCGATACGCATACGCTCAGTTACTGCCTCCGCTCCGTCAGCGGTAGTTTGAAATACTAACCGACCGGGCATGTCACCGTCTCCGGGGGTGCCGTCCACTTGAGCGCGGATATGAGCGGCAAGCGCCCATGAATTACCATCGGCTCCCTTAAACATTATGTCACCCAATACATCACCATCAGACACTACGGTAAATGCTCCTACGGTACTTCCTCTGCTTTTAAGAAAATTGATGCCCGGTCCTGATGAATCCGCGCCCGGAAATCTTTCCAAGGATGCGGTAAAATCACTATTTGCCACATGGAAAGGACTAATCGGAGAGGTTGCCCCCATACCGACTTTGCCGTTGGCGTCGATCCGCACTTTCTCGTCAGACACTCCACCGCCATCGACACGCAACGCTATGAACGAAGAAGACCGCTCGTCGTTGACGTCAGTGGCTATTATCATCTCCCCATTGTCGCTCAACTGAATCGTACCGTCCGTGTTGTTGGTTTCATCTGTAAAAGTTATAGTGGGTTCGGCATCACTAATATGCAGGTCCGACGCAGGTGAGGCTGTCCCCACTCCCAATCTCGCGTTCGAGGTATCTATCTTGACAGGTTCAGCCGTAGTGTTGCCTGCCCCGATCCCAATACCCTTTCCTATGTTAAGCGCGGTAATCTTCTTTGTCGTGCCAGTCGCAGCGTCGGTGGTGTCGCTAACGTCCACCACTGGGATCATGTCGGTCGCAGCAGGAGCCGCGCTCAGTTCTGTCAATGCAGTTATTTTCTTCGTACTCATAAGTGTGTCTCCTTATACGCTTGCGACGAATATTTCCATGTCACAAGACGCTGTGTCGGCATCTGCGGTTACGTTCACCAAGTCACCCAAGGAAAGCGTCAAGCCAGTGCCATCTATCGCATCCATCGTGTCCACGACGCCTCCCGCGTTATCGCCCGGATATATGAAAGAGTGACCCCCATCCAACTTGATGGCGAACTCATCGTCATTCTCGTTCTTGAACGTCAATACTATGAAGTTGGTGTCATCCAAGTTGGTGAAACGCATGTAGCGAACGTCACCCTCCAAGAAAGTTCCAG